TCAGCGTTCTGGAATACTCGCCAGCCGGCGTTATAAACGTCATGGTATAATTGCACTGGTGATATTTGAAACGCCGTATAATCGTAAATCTTACCGATTTGCAGCACATCTATATTGTGAATTGATACGCCGCATTGTATCAACTCTCTGAATAACCAACTACAGCAAGCAAACCTGAGTGTCGGTCGTTCTGCTGCGAGCTTGCGAATAGTTGACTTGTTGAAGTGATCGCCGTGTATATGAGTAAGAAGGACGATTTTTAAGCCCTTGTAAACGTCCTTCAGGTCCCGAAAGGGAACGCCGCAGTCAAGAAGGATGATCTTATTCAGGACTATGGCGTTTCCCTGTGAACCTGTTGAAATGATATTATAATTCATCGAATGTAACGTCTATAGGCTGTTCAGCTTCTGGTTCTGCCTGTGTAATGATCTCAGGCTCAGAAGGTGCTGAAGGAGATTCGGGAGCTGGTGCATTCATTTCGTCTGCGTCATACATTCCTGATAAATCTTCGATGAAGGTTTCTCGTAATGCTCTGACCTTTGCGACCTTCTCCACCATTGTTGCGCCCTTGCCAGCCCAATTGCTGTTGAGTTGTCCGTCCTTCTTCCTGTTGGCAACTTCGTCAAATGCTACAGAACAGTATGTCGGATATTTCCAGTTTTTTCTGTATACTTTAGCCCAGCCGCCGACGAGCTGCTCTGAGCTGCCGAGATAGAACGTTCCCTTGCGTTCTTCTATGCTGCCGTCGCTCTTTAGGACTATGACACCGCTTTCCATGCCGTCGTAGTCTGGGTGAATGATTGCACGCTTTAAAATAGCGTCTTTGCCGACGACGATTTGTGCCGGCTGGTTGCCGAACTTTATGCAGTAGGCTTCCTTCAGGAAGGGATTCAGCTTTCTTGCCTTGCAAAGTTCTGTGAAGAACTTGAATTCCTGAATCGTTATTGTGCCGGAATCTCCGACCAAATACTGCTGAACTATTGACGGCGTAAGTGTGATCTTCTCACCGTTTACTTCATACGTAACGGTTAATTCTGCCTTTTGTGGGTTCTGGTTCTGATTACTCATATTCGTATTCTCCTTCGTTTAAGAATTTTTTCAGAGCGATTAACTGCTCTTTCGTTCCCTTGACTGTAAAGCGTATACAGAATTTCTGTTCCGGTGTTGGTGCTGCTGTTTGCTCTGTTGGAGCTTCAACGGCTGCTGGTGCTTCCGGTATCGCTGCTTTGATCTCTGCCACTCTCTGAGCTTCTGCGGCTCTTTTTTCGGCTTCTGCTGCCTGTCGTGCCTGTTCTTGCTCAATAGCTTTTGCACGAGCCTTCACGCCGGTTATTGCGGCTGAAACGTTCAGGCTTTTCTTGTATTCAACCAAGATTTCAGCTTTAATGTCCGTAAAGGTGTCTATCAGCTTCAGATCTGCTTCGATGCGGTCAATAAATGCTGCTGCCTGTTCCTTCAGGCTTTTGAGACTTGCGGAAAGTGTGACATTCAGTCCTGCCTGTGCATACGATACGAAGTCAATCCCCTTGCTTGCGAGGTATTCTTCAAAATAGCTCTGCACTTCTGCTGCTTTCTTTGCTTTGAGTTCGTTCTCAACATCGTCTATTCTCTGCTTCAGCAGCTTGTCCGCTGCCTTGTAGCTATTGGATATACAATCGTTGTAAACTTCTTCAAAGTTTTCGTAAGGCGTTAAAACAGCCTTCTTGACTTCTTTGCGTTTTTCTTCCCAGCTCTTGAACTCTGCGCCGAGTTCAGCTCTTGCCTTCTTGACTGCCTTCACAGTGTCCTCAGTTACGACGAGACTTGTTACCGTCTCAACTCTCTCTGCGACCTGCTGCTTGATCTGCGCTAACTGCTGCTCGATAACAGGCAGTTGCTTTACGACTATGATTTCATTACTCATTGATTATTCCCCCTGAGTTCATAACATTCAATGTTTCTGATGTACTTTTGGAAAGTTCCTGAGATGTGTCGGGCGACTTCTGGTGTGCTGTCTCTCCTATGTACTTTGACTTTTTTAAGCCGTTTGATATAGACGTATCGAATAAATACTCTACACTATAGACTTTGTTCGTCTTGCGAAAAAATAAAGCGAGTATTTTTTCGACCTCTGAAAGCTTAAATTCTGTGCGCCCTGTCATTTTGCTGTAGTACGTATTATTGCTGATTTCAAGCAATTCCTGTACTTCGTGTTTGGATATGCCTGCTCGTACCATTTCGGCACGAAGATTCTTATAATACATTTTATCCCCCCTTTTGTAAAGCGGTAATTTTTACCACTCTTGCGTTAATATAACTATAGCACTTTTCTGGTGTGATGTAAAGTATTTTTGCGTATTGTTTACGTTTTATTAATAAATTGTTTACATTTGCGTTATTGTTCGTTTAAAATCAAATTAAAGTAAAGAAATAAAAAGGAGCTCAAGTGTGGAAATATTTTTAAAAATATAGTTGACTGCTCAAAAGGCATATGCTATTCTTGAATTATCAAGCGATATCATATGCCTTCTGATTTATCCGAAGTCAATTGATATAGCTTGGCTATACAAAACAAAGTCTGATATTATATCAAATTTTGGTTATTTTGTAAATAGAAATTTATGGTAAAACGGTGTATAATAGTATTACAAAGTTCCGAGTGAGTTGAGCCGAATGCGAGTTCAGCCGAATGTGAACGATAACGGTCATAGTTGAGTTGCAGTCGGCTATGGCATACAACAAAATACTGTGACCGTGAAAGCCTTTGTGCGAATTAAGCTGCAACCTTGATTCGTGCGAGGGCTTTTTTATTACAAGGAGTGAAAAAATGGTAATTGAAAGCAAAGTAAAACCGGAGAACTTCGTTACGTTGTCTGGGTTTATGATAACTGATCTTCATTTGAAGGGTAACGAGTTGATCGTGTATGCGATTATATATGGATTCTCTCAGGCTGAAAGAACGGCGTTCAGAGGTTCGGCACAATATCTTGCTGACTGGACGAACTCTACAAGGCAAGGAGTTATGAAGAATCTCAAATCGCTAATGCAGAAAGGTCTGATTGACCGTCGAGCTGCTATGATAAATGGCAGGTCAGGCTTTGAATACTATGCAACAAAGTTTACCTGTAAACAAAGTTTACCTGTAAACAAAGTTTACACGACCTGTGAACAAAGTTTACACGACGTGTCAACTGAGTTTACACCGACCTGTAAACAGAGTTTACACAATAATATAGATAATAATATAGCTGATAACATAGCTGATAATATAGACACTTGTGCGTCTGATTCTGACACGATAAAAAAATTATCTTTGAAGGAACTTGAAAACGACTTTAAAGAAGTTTGGAAAATATATCCAAAGAAGCAAGGAAAAGAAGCTGCAAAGAAGGCTTATATAAAAGCTCGTAAAGCTGGTACGTCTAATTGTGAGATCGTTGCAGGGCTTATACAGTACATAGCTTTTATTCGAGCAAATAACACTTCTGAGAGATATATCAAGCACGGTTCTACTTGGTTCAATCAGAAATGCTGGGAAGATGATTATTCGATAAATGAAAAGCCAGCAGCAAATAATACTGTACCTTCAGAGGACGACTACGACTTCGAGCGTGGCAGCTTCTGGAAGTAAAGGGGCGATAATATGAAAATAGGATTATGGAGCGATTGTCATAACTTCCCTTCACTTCCAGCTATGAAGTTATCAGCGTATCACAAACAAAAAGGTGATCACGTTGAACTTTTTAACCGCTGGAATCATTACGATGTTGTCTATGCTTCAAAAGTCTTCAGCTTCACCGAGGATATAGACGAGAGTTATTTCGTTTATGCTGATGAACTAATAAAAGGCGGCAGCGGATATTGTATAACCGTAGAAAACGGAAAAGAATTATTTGACCATTCAAAAAATATAGCTCTACCAGCTGAGATAGAACATATATATCCGGATTACAGTTTATACCCTGAATATAAATACGCAACTGGATTTTTGACGAGAGGCTGTCCGAGGGGTTGTAATTTCTGTATCGTAGGTAAAAAAGAAGGACTTTGTTCAACGCAGGTTGCAGAGCTTTCAGAGTTCTGGAAGGACCAAAAAGAAATAAAACTTCTCGACCCGAATTTAATAGCTTGTAAAGATCACGAGAAATTATTGTAGCAGCTTGCCGAAAGCAAGGCAAAAGTGGATTTTACTCAGGGTATTGATGTTCGTTTACTCACGCCGGATAACATTAGTTTGCTGAATAGAATAAAAACGAAATATATTCATTTTGCGTGGGACAATCCAAAGCAGGATTTGACAAAACATTTTGAACTATATTCAAGATATACGACGATAAAAGATAAAGGGCGAAAAATTGTGTATGTTCTTACTAACTTTAACAGCACTCAGGAAGAAGATTTATACAGAATATATACGCTTCGTGATTTAGGTTACGACCCTTTTGTTATGATATATCAAAAAGAAAAAGCCGGGAAGCAAGTAAAAAGGCTTCAAAGGTGGTGTAATAACCGCCGAATATTTAGGACTTGCGAAAAATTTGAAGATTATAAATAAGAAGTAAAGGCGGTGATCTTATGAGAACAAAAGACGATCTAATCAAAATGCAGTCTGTACCGCTTGAAATAAAAATTCTCATGACGCAGAGACGTATTCGTGAATGGGTAACAGAGTTCGGAACAGACGGCGTATATGTATCTTTTTCAGGTGGAAAAGATTCAACCGTCCTGCTCCACCTTGTTCGTGAGCTTTACCCAGACGTTGAAGCTGTATTCGTGAATACTGGGCTTGAATATCCTGAAATACAGCGTTTTGTGAGAACGTTCGATAATGTGAAAATTCTTTACCCTGAAATGAACTTCATGCAAGTTATCAAAGAATATGGTTATCCAATGTTAGGAAAAGAGATAAGCAAAAAAATTGCTGCTGCGAGGAATGGTCGAGAATGGGCGTTGAAATATCTTGAAGGTAGAGCAGAATACAAAGGAAAAACTTCACAATATAATTTGAAAAAATATTTTCCACTGTTGTCTGCCGATTTTATGGTTTCAGATAAATGCTGTAATGTTATGAAAAAAAAACCTTTAAAAAAATATGAAAAAGAATTTCAAAAAGTTCCTTTTGTTGCTACTCTTGCCAGCGAAAGCAAATTGCGAAGTCACGCATGGTTGCGAGAAGGCTGTAATTCTTTTGATTCAGACCGCCCTTCATCAAAACCCATGTCCTTCTGGACTGAGCAGGACGTATTAGAGTATATACGCAGAAACAATATAAAAATTGCAAGCGTTTACGGCGATATTTATTATGATATTCCAGATCAACTTCCGGGGCAATCAATGTTTGAATGGGTGGAAGAATTTGCAGCGGAAGGTTGTAAACTTTGCACCACAGGCTGTGATAGAACAGGCTGTATCTTCTGCGGCTTTGGTGCTCACCTTGAAAAAGGCGAAGGAAGGTTCGAGAGACTGAAAAGAACGCACCCGAAACAATATGATTACTGTATGAACGGCGGTTCGTATGATTCAGACGAAATCTGGAAGCCAGACAAAAACGGACTTGGAATGAAGCACGTCATTGATACTTTGAACAGCCTTTACGGCGAAGATTTTATAAAATATTAAGGAGTGAAGAAAAAATGAAAGATAATAACGGATTTGTAAATCTGCTTGAAAGTATAGCGGAAAGATCGCCTATAAAGGCAGAACAAGGAGACTACAAAGAAAAAGACGGATTAATCTATTGCGGAAACTGTAAAACGCCTAAACAGGTGCGAATAGAGCTTAACGGAGTTACTATGACACCGTTCTGTATGTGCCAATGTGAAAAGGAAAAGTACGAGAAGGAAAAAGCCGAGGACAAGGCAAGGGCTTTACGTGAGCAGATAGAACGTAATCGCCGAGCTGGATTTCCTGAAGTACAAATGCAGAAATGGACTTTCGAGAAGGACGACAGAGCCAACGAAAAGATATCTGATATCTGTCAGCGATACGTTGAGAACTTCCCGAAAATGAAAGCCAAAGGCAAAGGCTTGATGTTCTTAGGGGGATTCGGAACAGGCAAAACGTTCCTTGCTGCCTGTATTGCAAACGCTCTCCTTGATGAAGGTTTCAGCGTTTTAATGACTAACTTTCCACGCCTGATTAATACCATTCACGGTATGAGAGAAGGCAAACAGGAATATATTGACAGCCTGAATAAATACAGCCTTCTCATTATTGATGATCTGGGCGTAGAACGTCAGTCAGAATACGTTGCTGAGATTGTTCTGAATATAGTTGACAGCCGTTATCGTGCCGGGCTTCCTATGGTGATTACGACGAATCTATCACCGAAGGACTTCAGCGAGACGCAGGATATAGCGAAGTCAAGACTTTATAGCCGTATATCTGAAATGTGTTTACCTTTGATCGTAAAAGGTGTGGACCGTAGAAAAGCAAATGCAGCCGACAGCGACAGAGAGCTTGCCGAGCTGCTTGGACTGTAAAAGGAAGGTGCGAAAAATGAAAGGAATTGAACTATGTGCGGAATGTGCGTACTACAACATGAAATCGCACAAATGTACTCGTGGCTGTAAGATTGATCCAGACAGTAAGAAAGGCGAAGATATACGTTTCTTTGTCGATTGCCCTCTGCCTGACGTACAGCCTGTGAAGCATGGAAGTTGGGAAGAAACACATATATCACTATGTAAATGGATTCCGGAAGATGAAAAGGAAGAAGGACACTCGTTTTACATGGCAGAATTGAAATGTTCGTACTGTAAAAGATATAACGCTGTAACATTTGCTTTGACCTTAAACAAACCGGATTTCTGCCAGTTGTGCGGAGCAAGAATGGACGGTGCGAAAAATGACTTATGAAGAAAGAATCGAAGTTTTGAAAGAAACGGCAATGCGCAAAGATATTCTCATATTTCCTGAGATACGAGCCGTATTTGCGTATCTTTGCGAAGCTGCTACTGATTATCACGACGCAGCTAATGTACATCCGGTAAGAATAATTTCAGAGTTCACAGGCTTGACGAAGTACAGAGTGCGTCAGGCAATAAAAGCCCTTCGTAATCTTGAACTTGTAGAAAGAACAACGTGTGGCTTTCCTGCTTATGAAGTCTACACAGAAAACGGTCTTACAGACTGGGGCGAAGCTCACCCACCTGTAAACGGCTTCGGGCTGACGAAAAAAGGCTTTGAAAGTGCAACGTACAAGAAGGCAGACGAGCTGAATGAAGCCGAATACAAACGCTGGGCTGAAATGTCCGAAGAAGAAATAATGCGAGAAGTGGAGCGAGAAAAAAATGAAAACAATTGACGATATACGCTGGATAATAAATATATGTTATGCTGCATATAATTTCTCAATGTTCGAGGAATGTCCGTTTCCTCCGACCTGCTGTCATATGCACGCACTTGCAATTCATATGATTTTAAGGGGGGAATATTAATGCCAGTAAAATTTGAAGTTCTGGGCGTTCCTGTTGGAAAAGGTCGTCCGAAGTTCTCTACGGTCAATGGTCACGCTGTTGCGTATACTCCTGCTAAAACTGCTAACTACGAGACGCTTGTACGGCTGTCATATCAGCAGCATATCGGGGCTTTTATGTTTGATAAGGATAAACCATTACGAGCTATTATACGTGCGTTCTTCCCTATTCCCAAGAGTACCAGCAAGAAGAAGCAAGAACAAATGAAGGCTTTGAGAATCCTTCATACGAAAAAGCCTGACGCAGATAATATTATAAAAGCTGTTCTCGACGCTCTGAATGGCATTGCGTATTATGACGATTCTCAGGTTGCCGAAGTGATGATCTCAAAGGCGTATGCAGAACAGCCAAAAGTTCTGATTGAATTGTACGAGGTGAATTGAATGAAATGGAGTAAAGAAGAAATATCCGGAAAAGCTGTAAAGAAAATGCGCCGCCCCTGCTCTGCTGGTGTGATGATCGACAAGCGTGTTCTGCTGCTCCTGCTCCGGCTCAGAGCTGAGAAAAGAAAAGGGCTTGACAAATCCGAAAAATAGTGGTATCATATAAGCGTCCGGAAGGTTCTCGGAATTGCTTTTCGGGTTTTGGTTTAAAGCTCCTGCATTAGTGGGAGCTTTTTTCATATCCGTTTCCCCTGCTCCACTCCATTTTCCCTAAATTGTGAATTATATATAATGCTCAATGGACTTTTTTGTACAAGTGTACAAATTACGCCTGTTGAGCATATTTTTTTGCCAAAACGCTTGACTTTATGCTCAATGGGTAGTATAATATAGACATAGAAACAAACCAAAGCCCAGCCGAAAGGCAGAAAGATTAAGAGGCAATTATTATGATGAAGCATGAATTTAAAGTAACCTGGTTTAGATTTGAACACGGTCACGAATGGGACGCAATGACCTCAAAGTCAAGAACATTTGATACATACGATAAAGCAAAATCGTTTCTTTTAAAAAGAATGCAAGTAATAAGCGGTATATACTGGGCTGGCGGAATGGTTGAAGATGAAATGGAAAATATCATTCTTGAGATTACCTCAGACGGCAACATTGAAGAAAAAAGAAATATCAAAGGTCGCATTTTATGATGTATAAATTAAACTATACCGAGCCGGAGCGGTTCTCCGGCAGAAAGGTTGATGAATTATGAAAGCTTTATTTATTGAAGGACGCAGGAACGGCTACAAACCTGCTCAGTGCGGTACTACTATGACGGTAGCTGCTCTATGGCAGAAGTTGCTGAACAATACGCAGACGAGACAGGACTTCTTTCAAATATTCCTGATGATCTTCGTTATTACTTTGACTTTGAAGCATACGGCAGGGATATGGAAATAAACGGAAGCTTTGTTGAAACAGAATCAGGCTACATAGAAATTTATCACTAATATATATAATACCTCTGAGAGCGTCCACAATGCGCTGTGAGACGTTCTCAGGAGTAAAACAATATAATTACTATGCCAATATCACAACGCTGTTATACGGCGAATATGAAGGGAGTTCACGCACATGGTAAAATGTTTATGTCACCACTGTAAAAATAGGGCAGTAGGCTGTCACAAGTTCTGCCCTGACTACAGAAAATACCGCAGGGAGCTGGAAGCAATGCAAGCCAAAGAAAAGGCAGAGCGTGAAGGCGATACAGCCTATCTGAGTTCGTTGTTACGGAATAATTCAAGAAGGAAGTGAAAAGTATGGAAGAAAACATGATCAGAAAAGCTCTTGAAGAAAATAACGTGCGAATGTCTGAGTTTGCACGAGCTGAAGGGATTCCACTTAGAACGTTTCATAATTGGTGCTACGGAGAACGCAAACCAGCTCCATACCTTGAACGTTGGTGTGTTGAAAAGATCGAAGAATACGCCCAGAGACGTAATGCTGAAGAATAAAGAAAAGGCAGCCGGATAGCTGCCTTTTTTCTTTACTGTTTTTTCGTTGCCTGAGTGCCAAAGTAAAAGCCTATAATCATAACGTATATTGTTTTGAATGTCTCAGGGACTTCCAGCCCTGCGATATTCATATATGCGAATACGCCTGTGAGAGTAAGCGTTACGAGAGACTTTACGTCAATTAGCTTGTATAACTTCTCTTTCATTTCTCGCTCCTTTCGAGATCGTTAAGCCGATGATTTATAACTTTGATTTGTTCTTCGACTACTGGCATACGTTCAGCGAAATTATTGTGCTTGTTTACTTCTGCCGTAAGGTGATCTATTTTCGTATCAATTACGGCTTGATGCGTTTCAAGCTTATGCGATATTTCTCTGCTGCTTGCTTTGGTTGTGATGATAACGCCGCCGATTGTTGCTGCTGCTGAGATCACAGCAACGATGATTGATGTATCCATTTTTTGCTTCCCCTTTCGATGAAAATACCTTTAGCCAAGCCATATAAAGCGCAAACCGCCGTAGATAGTTGCTGATGATGTTATCGTCAATACACCATCTGATATACTACCAGTTAGTGTCATAGTGTCGTCACCGATTATTTTAGTAAAAAATACGGCCTCAGAAGTATTTACAAAAACGTGCCAAAGCATAACCTTATTAGGTGTGTTCGCACCACCGCCGCCAATAAGTATGCCGTACTTAAAGTGTGCGTTGTCAGGTATGTTATTTAACTCATTAAATATATATGTGGTCGTATTCGACCTGTTGCTGTATAACAAAATATCTTGTTTTAATAGAATATTGTTTTCATTTGTTTTGACCTGTGCGTCGATAGCGTCAAAAGTCTCGTTAAGGACTGCAATATCAGCGCCGTCCTTGTAGTCTGGCTTCGTCCAGCCGTAGTTTGTCGTATTAGTTGCCATATTTCAAATCCTCCCACTTTTTATTATTAATATCTGCCCAAGTAAAGGCTGCGACTTTCTGCCAAGTTGCTGAGAAGTCAGACGTTTTCTTGACGATATAGCCGTGTACTGTAATTGAGAAGATCGAGCCGATATAATTTCCTGAGTTTGTGACCTTCAAATTCAGCCCGGGTTTGCTGTAATTGAAGGTAGGTTCAAGTGCCAGATCTGATTGCTTGACTATTGCACTCGATATAGGTATTCGGAAGGTGTTACCACTCCAAGTATTGCCGGAGCAGGACATACCGCCTATATCTGCGCCGATTTGGTTGCTGTTGTTTGTGGTGATCTGAGCCGTAAGCCTGTAGGCTTTCTCGTATGCGTCCGGCACTGTGATACCGTTGAAGATGCCTTCGATAAGTCTGTAGTCATAAGCACCGAGCAGCGACACTGTTCCTGCTGCCGTGAAGTCGTATCGGTCGTAAAGCTGCTGCGAGCCTATGTATATAACGTCGTCGAGTGCAAGCCCCTGAGATTCAACGCTATTTTCCTTTGTTGGAAAGCAATTAAATCCTGTAGAGCTTTTCAAGCGGTCATAATATACAATCGGCATACCCTTCTGGACCGTTATATTATAGGTCGTTGACGCTAATCTGTCCGATACTATGATTTTAACATTCCAGTCGTATGTGTTGTCGAGCTGTAAAGTTGTATCAGTGTTTGCAGGAACGGCTGCAAGCGTGCTGTATGCGCTGCCAGACGTTTTCTTGTGCTGCTCTTGTATTGTTACACTATTTTGACCGGATAGGCTTGAAATTGTCGGGGAGACGTTCAAAACGGTATCGGTATAGAAATTATTTTCACGAGCGCAGGATATAACGGCGTATGGCTGCTGCCATGCTTCAACGGTGATCTGAAGCGACTTCGTTACGCTGTTGCCCCTGCTGTCAATAGCTTTGACCGTCGCCGTGATGTTGCTTGAAACGTCAAGAACGCCCCAGCTCATATTTCCTGCTGCTGCTTGTTCTCTCGTTACGCCGTTTATGGTGACTTGATACTTCGTTATCGTGGCGTACTTCTTCGCTGTTGCTGCTGGAATTGCAATTGTCAGGCTGCTCTGCTTCTGAATGATCTTTTGATTGTTCTCAGTTATTGCAACGGTCGTGCTGTTGCTGTCCTGATACGTCGGATTTGCCATTGTGGGAGCTGCATCAACAATTGTAAGTGTTCTGGTTGCTGTATTATAGTAAGTCTGTCCGGAAATAACTGTTTTTATGTAGAATATAACCGAGAGCGTATTCGAGTTCGGGGCTGCTGCTCTGAGGACGTTTCGTTCGGCTTCTGTAAGCTGGAACGTGTACGACGTGCCGGTCTTTGGTATATCCCGATAAGTTATATTATCGGTGCTGCCTGTAAGCGATATACAAGCCTGAAGGCTTGAAACGCTATTTCCGGCAGAGTTCTGATAATTTATCGTCGGATTCTGAATGTCAGTGAAGTTTGGTGCGGCTGTGATTGTTGCCGCCCTTGCTATCTGTGGAAGCGTGAACGAACCAGAACCGGAGCAGTTGACGGCTACTGTATAAATACCGGCTTCAGCTGACGCAGAAATGGTCTTATTTCCGGCAGTATCATGCGTCATGGTGTAATTACCTGAAGCAACGAGCGTGCCGTCATAAAGCTGTATTCTCGTGCTTGATGAATATACGGTCGAGCCGTTTATAACGACCTTGAAATTTCCTGACCTGTACCAGCTCGAACTTGCTGTTCCTGCTCCTTTTAAGGTCCATGCAATAGTGGTCGTATTATTGGCTACGCTCTGAGATGATACCGACCACGAAAAAGTCAAGTATCTGCCTTGATAGCCTGTCGTATTAAAGCTGCCGGAGCTTGCCATAATCTCACCGCCCTTTATTTATATTCGATATAGATGTTTGAAGGCTTTACAGTTGTATTAACGTCAAGCGTATTGCTGCCGCTTACTGTGGGTATTTCAACACCTGCCTGACTGAAATTCACCGAATCCGCATAGTCGCCGATTCTGCACAGCGGTTCATTGAATATCCCCACTTCAGGGGTTGCGAGGACATACCAGACTACTACAGGAGTTCCAGCGGCGTACTGGGCTGCGAGGTAATATCTGAACCCTTCCACTGTATTTCCGCCTGGTTGTGCTTCTTGCAACTCAGGTCCAATACCCATATACATTAATTGCATCGACGAATCTGTACGAAAACCAGGAAATGTTCTGGGATACGAATCAGTATACGGAAGATGCGAGCATACGCTAATTGTATTTTTATGATATAGCCGTAGTACATACATATAGCTTGCTGTGTCTGGTCTGTCTTTAAGTATAAAATTTTCTTCTCCCGTCAGCACCAACTTTTTGATTTTCCTGGTACTCTGCACTTGTCCGAGGTAGATGTTCTTCGTAACTCCCCCTGATGAAATGGGGATAACATACTGCCCTGCATACTCGCCCTCAGTGACCAGTTCTCCCACAAACTCAGGCTCAATGGGATTGTCGGGAGTTGGTGTTCCGGTCTGCACGGTGTTGCCGCTGATTTCGTAGTTAATAAGTGGATTGCCTTTTGCAACAAAAGTTAAGGGTGGAACACCTTCAAGCACCTTTGCTTTTGACCTTTGATGAAGCCATTCAACAAATAGTTCCTCGATTCTGCTTTCAGTTCCCTCGGTATAATCAAGGTCGTTGAGAATTGCGATTAAAATTCTCATATCACGGCTGTCTCCGTCTCCGTCGTATGGGCTGTTATTTTTGATAGCGAGTAAGATTTTTTCAATCTCAAACTCCGCTTCTTTAGTGTATGGTATATTATACAAAATTGACTGTAATATTTCTTCAATATTACTTTCGGCAGGTTCAAGCACATTGGAAGCTCCTAGAATGTTCTGCATAATTGCTTCTTCTCTGCTTCCGGGTTTTTCAAATCCTGTGCTTTTCAGCAATAATTTTTTTCGCATAGTCAGCCCCCTTTTAATTCGTTGATACAAGCCCGATACCGTCGTTTATAACGGTTGTGTTATCTGTATCGTATAAAGTTATTGGAATGAATCGAACTTTGTTACACAGCGTTATTTCTTCTTCTACGACTGATTTTTTCATGTGGAATTCGTCCTCAGATACCCAGAACGTTAAATTTCCTTCTGAATCGTAACCGGCAAAGCCGACGACTGGATTCATGACGAGATATGTTCCGTTTGTGCCGTAGAGAATAACGCCGTCTTTGTCAAACTTTCCGATAAGGGTATTCGCTTCGTTGTATATCTGAATTTGACCGTACTCGTTGAGATTTGAACCGAGCTTCAGCGTTCCACCCTTGATAAGATCAGCGACTAAATTTATAACGTTTATTGCATGCATATTGAGAGTGCCGTCGATAGTCCATGCGGATGAAAAAGGTCCGTTGATTCCTGAAGTAGAAAAGCCAATTCCAGCTGAATTAATTCTCATAACGTTGGTTGCTTCTTCCTTCGGGAGCTTGTCTACAATCAATATCTGGTTTCCTTGATATATGCAGTAAGAGTTACCGAGTGCGCCCCATATTTTGTCTGCGGCTTCTGAAAGTTCTTCAGAAAGCTTTACAGACAGTTCCTGATCTCGTTCAGTGATCTGCTGACTTGTGGAGCTGGAAACAGTCTGCATAAGGTTTGACAGCTTTTGCTTGCTGTTGCCGAACTCCACTTGAACAAACTTTTCGAGTATACAATCGTATTCAAAGGCGATAACGTGTGTTGTAAGACTGATTCCAAGCCCTTCGTCTATAACGTCTATAGTATCTCCAATATCGGTTATACGCTCGATATTAGCTTTGACAGTATAGTTTATCTTCGGCACACAGTTGGCGGTCAAATACGCCGTTGCCTGCTGTCTCAAATCCTCTTGCAGCCTGAATTTGTATGCGTCCTCAGTCTCGCCTTCTTCCTGCTCGATTTCCTGCTCAAAAGTGACTGCTTTCGTATACGGCAGGTTGTACTGAGTATCGGAGTAAAGATATACTTCGTCGAGAGTAAGTCCGTCTTTACCAACTGGAAGAAGCTTCGTTACAACGTTGCTCCAATCCTCAGTTTTCTTTATTTCTTTAAGGTTTTTTCCATACCTGATTGTAACGCCGTTGTCAGTTCCGATTGATGATCTTATTTGTATATTGAAATTGTCTCGTACTAAATGACCGCCCCAGCGTTCAAGAACAGTGCTTACGGCAGTATTAAGCGACTTTCTTACGCACCTGAATGAATTTATACTTGTAACGTCTGAAAGCGTCGTAAATGGGCTTTCATTGTCTGTAGCGGCATTAAGGTGTTCAAGTGCTTGATTGCAGTTTTTGTTGACGACATTTGAATCCTGAATAAGATAATTCTCAGAATCGTAATATATGTGCTTAGCTTTTACTTTGATTTTGTTTTTATTATACTCCGGGTTTAAGAATCGAAAAGCCTGTTCGCCTGTAGGTGTAGGGCAAACAATAATTCTGCCGTTTACAATATATTCAGCATAGCTTGAACTACATTCAACCTCAGCGTAATAGTCTCCGTTGTCGTGCTTATGCACTCGGCATCTTGTAGGCTGTAAGACTATATCGCCGTTGCTGGAATACTCAGTATCAGTTTGACCGAATATTTTTATCACGCAATATCACCCCTGTATCTCGTAATGATTTGCCATAAATTCTGACCAGCCTTCAGCGTTATTGACGTACTTTCCTTCTCCGACTTCGGATATGAATAGCATTGCAAGTGAAACGTCCGTGCTGTCGATTCTTCCGTCCCTGTTGCAGTCTGCAATATCCTCTTGTTCGTCAGTTAATCCTGAAGGCTCACCGGTAGCGATATTCATGTAGGCTGTCCATATTAAATTAACGTCCTGATTATCGACGGTATCGTCTCCGTTTACATCTGGATATATGAAGTCAGGAAGCGCAGAAGGTGGCAGCGTTATGTCTCTTATGAGCTGCAACATACCGATTAAGATTGTGTAAACATCGCCGTCAAGTGTGATCTGTAAGTCGTAGTAATACCAGCCGGCTCTTAAATCCTGAGTATCTTCAGGAGCTACACGCAGGACGAATGTATTTCCGGCTTTCTGTGTTACTGCTGTTTTGTCCTTCTGGAAAATATAATTATTATTCGTAGCAGCCTGTTTTACTGAGAACTTTACGTCAAATCCTTCGTCTGAAAGGTCGATTGCAGTTTCTGAAGTGATCTCAAATTCGATATTGAGAGTGTCGCCACGTATAAGGTCAATATTCATTTTCTTTCCCCCTTTGATCTTGACAGGCTGTTCAAGTATTTTTATTCGTTTCAGCTTCATTATACCCACCTCGAATAATTCTGTATTCCGCATTTTATAACGTTCCCTGTGGCCGTTATTACGTTTGCGCCAATAGGCAGATAGAATTTATCATAGTTACCTGAGACAATTCTGTTTTTCAGATTTCCTTCGGTGTCGTATGCTTCCATTGCTGCTGTATCTATGATGATAGTTTCAGCAGCAGTTGTGCTGAAATTAATCGTAAATACTTGCTTGTTATTCAGCAATATTTCAACAGTGTCAACAGCTCTGATAGTTAATATAGGCTTGCTGTATATATTGCCGGAGTTTACTACGGTCAACGAATCTGTTTTGCTGAAATTCAGGTCTTGATTTCCTTCAGACAGCTTGTATTTGAACGGCTGCATATGATATCTCACTTTTGCTTGCTTGTATCTTATAAGGCGTTCAAAATCAATAGCTTCAAGCAGCTGGAAGTTATAATAAAAATCCGGTTCATTGCTGAAGGTGATCTTTCCGGAATCGTTATTTGAGAAATAAGAAATTACGTTGTTTATCTCTGCTTCAGGCTTCAACCCAATAGTCAACTCTTTGTCGTATGCTGAGTAGCCGAGACGAGTGATTATATCACCGTCCCGACCGTCTATTGTCTCAACTTGTGTCCTGATCTGCGGCTTTGAAATTGGCGGCAATTCCTGAATCAAAAGCCCATGTACGATAGTGCTTTTCGTTCCGTTAAGAATAATATAATTCATGTTGCCACTCCTTTACGTGTAGATTGCATCGGCTACTGTTCTTTCAACAAACCTTCCCATTTCGTCTGAATCCATTTCGATTTTCATTTCTCGTAATGCTCCTTTGAAGGCGTTGAGCATCGTATAATAGTCCGGTGCAGCTTCTGGATTCCTTGAAGTATCTACAGCATTTCGTATCATTTTCATGAGCTTTCCAGCTCCTGCAACAACTTCTGCCCCTGCTTCACCTGCTCCGAGAAGTTTACCGCCTTTCATTCCGAATATAGTCGGGCTGTCAAGTATCTGTGGCTGGTCCATAGCTTTCTGATACCATTCAACACCTAATTTTGGCATTGAAGGTGGATCAAGACTAAATTTGCCGGTAATGGAGAAGTGCGGAAGCTTGATCTTCGGAAGCTCCCATTTGAAGTTGAAGAAGCTTTTCATTTTGTCGATAGCTGTTTTAACTCCATTCTTAGCTGCTTCAATAGGCGTTAGAATTGCCGACTTGATACCGTTCCAGATATTTACAACGTTGGTTTTAAGGACGGTAAAAAGATTCGTGACTGTATCTTTTACGCCGGTTGCTGTTGTTGTTACAGCTGCTTTTGCTCCGTTGATAGCGTTCGTTATTGTGTTCTTGATTCCTTCCCAGACTGAGACGACAAACGATTTAACAGCGTTGAAAACAGTTGTAACTGTTGTTGAGATAGCGTCGATTGTATTTGCAATATTTGTTCTGGTGTTTTCGATAGATAGACTTACAGCAGCTTTCAGCCCTTCCCAGATTGTAGTTGCTATAGTTTTTATCGTAGTAAATGTGTTTGTTATGCCTTCTTTAATCTCGTTGATAGTGTTTTCAATGTTTTCTTTTGCGTTTTTTATCGAATCAGTTATTTTGGTCTTGATAAATTCCCAAGTCACCGATATAAATGTCTTGACTTTCTCGAAGGTTTCTTTGAGCTTTTCAACAGTTTCTGTTGTTACTTTTTTGATCTTCTCCCAAAGATTTATCCAGAACTCACGAAATTCTTCGCAGTTATTCCATAGATAAATAAATCCGGCTACAAGTGCTGTAATACCGACTATAATTAATCCAATAGGATTTGCAGCCATAGCGATATTTAGTGCTTTTTGTGCGGCGGCTGCTGCGTACTGAGCGATTGTCATTCCCTTTTCGGCTGCTGTTGCTGCTATTACTGCGACTTTATTTGCTATGACCTGTGCGGTGAAGGCTGTCATTAATCCTGTAACGAGAGTTAATACAGTAGGAAGGTTACTTTTCACCCACTTTACGGCTGCATTTGCTCCCTTTATAACGTCAGCGATAAGGTCCGTTGTCTTGGTTAAGAAGCTCGTTATATTTTCCATGCCGATTTCAGAAATTATCTCTTGCAAGCCTGATACTACAGTCGCTTGCATATTTCCGATAGCTCCTTCAAAGGTTTTGACGCTGGTTGCTGCTTCTACTGCGACAGGCTCGTTTCCGAGCTTCATAATTGCAGCGTTGAATTCGTCAGCCGTGATCTGACCTTTTGACATTGCTTCTCGGAAGTCTCCTGTATATGCTCCGGCTTCCTTCAATGCTTCCTGAAGCCTTCCACTCGCTCCGGGAATAGCATCGGCGAGCTGATTCCAGTTTTCAGTCGTCAGTTTTCCCTGACCTGCTGTCTGTGATAGAGCTATAGCAACAGAGTTAAATGTATCAGCATTACCGCCGGCTACAGCGTTAAGATTTCCGGCTGCTTGTGTAAGCCCTGTATAATCTTTGATTCCGTTTGCAGCGAGCTGTGCGGTCGTATTTGCGATAGTATCGAGGTCGTACACTGTTCTGTCTGCATAATCTTTTACGTCGGCAGCAGCCTTCTTGATAGCCTTATTGTCGTACCCTGCAAAGCCCATTGTCTGCTCAAACTTGTACATGGTGTCTGAAGCGTTAATCGCTTCTTTTGTAAGATCACGTAAACCGTCCATTACAAAGTCTATACCTTGCGCCACAAGGTTTGCCATAGCTCCTTTGAGGACTGAGAAGCCGCCGTCAAGTTTGTGCGACTTATCTGCTGCATCGTCCATGCTGTCTGAAAGATCGTCCATGCTGTCTGCCATGTCGTCTGTCTCTCTTGAAGCGTCCTCGGTAGCAGATTCAAGGTCTTTTATAGCTGCTTCGTTTTTGTCAATCTCTCTTGTGGTCTTGTTTACTGCTGTTTCGGCGTTGTTGACTTCCATAGTCCAACGCTGTACAGTTGTCTCGTACTTGGATGTTGTATTCTCTGCTTTCCCAAGCTCAGTTTCGCACTCCTTGACCTTTGCTTCGAGATCAGCTATTTCGTCAGCCGATGTTTCAGTGCTGTTCTTAGCTTTGTCAAGTGCTTCTCTTGCTTGTTCAAGTTTCTGCTGCCATTCCTTCACAGAATCTGCGCTATTTTCGTACTCGTCCTGAGCCTGTTTAAGCATATCCTTTGCCCTGTTGAGTGCGTCGTTCTGAAGTTTAAGCTTCTTTGTCAATACTTCGTTAGTATCTGAGAGCTTTTCAACGCTTGTATCGTTCTTATCGTATAGCGAGCTGACCTTTTTAAGCTCAGATCCGACAACTTTCAGGCTGTTGGTTATGTTTGTAAGTGCTTTTCGATATTCGCTTTCGCCCTGAAGTTTGATTACGCCACCGAATGCCATATAGTCACCCCCTTATTTTATCCAATCTTCCTCGTCTGCTGCTTCGTCTTCCAGACTGCCGTATGTTTTGTGAGATAGCAGCAGCAGTAACTCTAAGTCAAAATTCTGCTTGTATGCTTTATAATACCGCCTGAATTTCCGCAAGGTCATGTGTCCTATCTCCTTGACTGTAAATCCCATTTTCAAGCCTGTGATATAATACCACTCAAATTCAATATATGGCTCAACTTCGTCCTCTGAGTGGATTACTCGTTTTTTGATTCGTCTTTGTTGGCTGTAAGTACTGCTTCATTAAGCTTGTTGCCGACGTTCTCAAAGCCGAGTTCCGTAAGAAGTCTGCCGACCTGTTTAAGCGTGAACGGCTTTTCGTCTGTTCCTTCCTGCTCATTCTTTATGTCTATACCCTCATTCAGCATTTCACAGAAGCCGAATTTGATAGCTTTTGCGTCTCCTGCTGTTGTGAGTTCAGTCCAGTTGTCAATAGTGCCGTATTCTTCCTGTATAAGCTCCATAACGTTGAGATTGAAGCATAAAAGATAATTCTTGCCGTTGAGTGTTATTTCGGGATAAAAATCTTTCATAATATAAAAACTCCTTTTTTGAATTATGGGCGAAGAATGATCTCCGCCCATTATTATTTTTTAATATGCGTATGAAACGTAAATGCTCTTTCCGCTTGAAGGTGCAGAATTGAATGTAAGCGTCGTTCCAGACACGCTGTATGCGGTTGTAGGCAGCCCATCGACTGTTACAGTGTAAATTGTTGTTGGAGTATGTGAAAGCGTCACAGTCGTTGTTCCTGAGCTTGTAAACGTGTCTGCTGTTACCGTCTGACCGAAACAAGTTGCAAGATAAGCAACAGCGTCTGCGTGAGACGTAAATGTCTTTGTCTTGCTCCACTCTCCACTCTGAAGCGCAACGATAGTTCCTTCGATTGTAGGTGTACCGAACTCAGTTGTCTCACCGTGTGTGTTTGATTCCTGAGCAGGTTCAGCGAATCTTACCTTTGAGAGAAATTCGACTTTATACTTGCGAACTCCACCCTTCATTTTGTTTATGATTCTGCCTACACCGACGTAAGGTGCAACGTCGAGTGTGCTTCTTATCATTTCCCCTGCCGAATCTACTTCGTGACCAAGAAGGGGAGCGAATACAGCGTCGTCGTCGTCGTCAACCGTAAGCGATATTGTACCTGCTGAGAACGTGCTGTCTGTCTCTGCTATTGCATCATCAGCGTAAAGAACAGCAGAATTGTTCGTGATGTTTACGGTTGCTGATACAGCTTTACCGAGTGACTGCATAGGGCCGTAAGAAGCAGTGTCGCCTGATTCTGAAAGAACGCCCCATTTAAGATTGTTTAAGCCTATTTTTGCCATAATTTTTTTCCTCCTTTTATCTGAACGCTTTTATTGCTGATTCGCCGAGAAGCCCCTGCCCTTCACCTGTTGGATGCAGATGCATTGTAGCACTGTTGTCAAAAGTCAGAGTTGCAGAATTTATAAGATTAATACCGCATGATTCAAAGTCAATCACGCCGCAGCCGAAAAGCCTTGCAACGTCTCTGATTGCATCGTTATACGTCCTAAGAGTGATCCCGTCTCTGTTGACAATTACAGGAAGATTACGAGATAGAGTTAAGTAACTGTCGTGCGTGTGCTGGTGAATTGTACAGCAGTAAATCTTTGCGAACGGATAGTTTGCTTGTATCTTTTTAAGCATGTTCGCATAAGCACCAATGAAGGTAGATACATCAGCAGGTACATCTGTAGTTCCGTCATAGCTTCCGAGATCGACACCGTAAAGGAAGTCGTTTGTACCCATTTCGCAAAGGATGTAGTCAGGAGCTGTGCCGTTATCCAGCGCAGAGGTTCTTTCATCAGAGCATCCTGCGATTCTATCAGGATTTCCGGTAGAACAGCATGAACCGGCGTTGGCATTGATAGTGTTAATGCTCATACCTGTAGCTCTTGCCAGCCTATGCCACCACATTGATGATGCAGGATAGCCGGCGTTCTGATAAGTATCGCCGCCCCAACCGGTAGTTCCAGAAGGCTGACCACCCCATGATCCGTTATATCTACTTATACTATCACCAATAACAGAGAACGATTTGTTCTGGAAGCGTACACTTGCCAGCTCTGCACCTCTTGACATCATAAGATTTCTGCCGTCAACTGACATTTGTATCTTGCATATTGACACCTCTGGAAGTGGGATGCAAACAAGTCCAAGAAATAAGAAGCCTGCGGACTTGGCAGCGTTGCTGCTTGGGTTTCTTGGATTTGTTCCGTCAAAAACGTAAATTGTCTTTGTATTAAAATCAAGATATACAAGTTTGTTGTCTCCGGTTGAAAGGCCACTTGTATCAAGCGTAATGTCAGATAATTTTATACCATAAGTACTACCGCCGACGCAAACAGTAAACCTGTCCATTTTTGTTGATAAACTTACGTTTGCTTTGTTTGCAGAAGTAAATTCAAGTAATGGTACGCTATCAAGGCAGTTTTCGTTGCTTGCGTCAAGCGAATAGTGGAATTCGCTGAAAATATTTGACTTATTGTCAAGCTCAACCAAGTGCGAATCGTATTCTCCGTAGTACGGATTTATGTTATTACCATCTACTGACATTTGCATGGATGTAATAGATATACTTGGAACAGGTATACACACAAAGCCAACAAAAGCACAATTATCAATTAGACCCTTATAGTTTTCGGGAGCAAGTCCGTCACAGACATAAAATTTCTTTAAAACTGGGTTGAGATATATAAGCTTATTATCATTCGTACCGCAATTTGTTAGATCGAGTGTGAAGTTTGAGATGCTATCTAAGTAACGCTTATCTTTGAAAACAACACCGAGATTCTCAATGTTTCCTGTAGGGTTTAAAGTTACACTGGATTTGTCCGATGTGCTAAAGCCGAGAAAAGCATACTTTTCATTTGTATTTCCACCGCCTACTTTAGTCGAATAATGAAATTTCAACGCTGTATCAAGCATAAAATTACCATACTGAACAAATGCATTTGCGTTTAACCAATCTATGTCGCTCGTTGTCATATCAGCTTCGTCATTTCTCGCAAAAACAAGTCTGATTTTCTTAGTGCCAGGCTTCAGACTGTTATACTTTTTGTCCTCTGTGAAGTATCCGACATTACCAAGATGATTTTCGTTTGAATCATAGCAAGCTACGCCTATTTTAAAAACAGAATAATCACTTATCTTGATTAATAGATTCGCTTCTTTTTCTGTTATGTCAACTAAGTCACTATATGCTCTATTAGTCGTTGTTTCGATTTCGCCTGTGGATGTATTAACCATTCCAACCTTAACCATAGGCATTACAAAGCCTGAATTTCCGTCGTTCAGTGGGGAGCTGTTGAAGTCGTTCAGTCTGTCTAAGTTCCCTTTTATTTTCTGGCTTTCACTGTCAAGATTGGCGAATCTATTACTATATTCTCCGTAGTACGGATTTATGTTATTACCATCTACTGACATTTGCATGGATGTAATAGATATACTTGGAACAGGTATACACACAAAGCCAACAAAAGCACAATTATCAATTAGACCCTTATAGTTTTCGGGAGCAAGTCCGTCACAGACATAAAATTTCTTTAAAACTGGGTTGAGATATATAAGCTTATTATCATTCGTACCGCAATTTGTTAGATCGAGTGTGAAGTTTGAGATGCTATCTAAGTAACGCTTATCTTTGAAAACAACACCGAGATTCTCAATGTTTCCTGTAGGGTTTAAAGTTACACTGGATTTGTCCGATGTGCTAAAGCCGAGAAAAGCATACTTTTCATTTGTATTTCCACCGCCTACTTTAGTCGAATAATGAAATTTCAACGCTGTATCAAGCATAAAATTACCATACTGAACAAATGCATTTGCGTTTAACCAATCTATGTCGCTCGTTGTCATATCAGCTTCGTCATTTCTCGCAAAAACAAGTCTGATTTTCTTAGTGCCAGGCTTCAGACTGTTATACTTTTTGTCCTCTGTGAAGTATCCGACATTACCAAGATGATTTTCGTTTGAATCATAGCAAGCTACGCCTATTTTAAAAACAGAATAATCACTTATCTTGATTAATAGATTCGCTTCTTTTTCTGTTATGTCAACTAAGTCACTATATGCTCTATTAGTCGTTGTTTCGATTTCGCCTGTGGATGTATTAACCATTCCAACCTTAACCATAGGCATTACAAAGCCTGAATTCCCGTCGTTCAGTGGGGAGCTGTTGAAGTCACTGAGCGTATCAAGGCAAGATATAGTCTTACGATATTCAGTGTCAAGTCTTTCGCTGAGTGTCTCGTAACCCTCTCTTGCCTGAGCTACTTCATACGCTACATCTCCGCTTGCGGATGCTTCGACCACGATGTTGTTTACCTGCTCTTGCAGGTTGTCAAGTGCTGTCTGATTGGCTTTCTTTGAAAGCCCATTGTTCAACTCTGATTTAGTCGCTAATGAATTTAAAACAATTGACAGCTTTGAATCTCCTACGCCAACATCCTTGTCTTTTACTACTGGAAAAGACAACCCATTTTTAGGCTCAATCGTGTCTATTATCTCAACTGACATTATTATTCCCCCCTTACTTCAACGGTAGTTTTTCCGAGGTTTGCGTTTGTGCTGCGGTATACTTTGTAAGTTTCCTGATATCCGCTTTCATTTGTGATGATCTGGTCAACAGGAGCTTCAAAGCCGCCCTCGAATCCTGAGACGTAGAACGAAACATCACCGAGCCTTGAAGGAATTGCGTATATAATATATTGACCTGCTCCGGCATTAACAGTAATGGTTCTTGCTTTGTTGTTGCTGAGTACCTTTGGCAGCTCTGTTATAGTCGTAAGATCCGCTGCAACGCCGTAATATATCTGGTTGGCAAATGATATATTTACGGACTTGCTTACATTTGTCTGGCCGTCAGTAACGTTTAATGTGTAAGTCTGCTCATAAGATACACCGGCGTACTGCTTTGTGTTATCTGTAACAGGCGTTCCGTTTATATTCTGTGATGTTGGAGATTTGTTCAAGCTCCATGCAAGCTCTATTGTATTTTCACTTCCCATTTCACAAAGTGAAGGGCTTGCAGTAAAGCTGTTGATCTTGATAGGAATATATTCGAGAGCGTCAAGCCTTGCCCTTATTGCTTCGGTTTCTGATTCGTCAGCTTTATTTGCTACCTCAGCAGCAAGAGTGGACAAGTCAGCTTCTGTGCTTTTTTTAGCATACCGTTCGTCTGATTCTTCTTTATTGAATACGTTAAACGGATATCTTTTTCCGTCTTCAATATCGCCTACAAAGCAGTTACAATGATCGAACATATTTCTGCTGTCCATAAAGCCCATTAAAATACCTCCTTTATCTTGATTTTTTGCGGCGGTAAAACGACCAATTCGTTGAGGTATGCAGCAATTTTGCCGTTGCCGACTGTAAGTCCTGCCGTCTGCTCAGGTGTAAATATAACGGTTATTTTCTTGTCGATACTATCAACGTCATTGCTTGTAAATTCCTTTGAAATTGTATGACCTTTTTCGTCTGATACCTTGACTATAAGTGTATCGTTGTCGGTCATTATATACCGCCATACTCTGTCAACTGTAAGCTGGATTCCGCATACAGCTTCTTTGCCTTTGTATACTGTCATTGTCTGACCTCCAACACTAATTTCGATATTTCTGATATCTCTTTCAAAGCACATTGATCTTTCGATAGAGAAGCACAAAGTCTTGTGATAATATCCGGTATCGTTCTCAAACATTTCAGGTGAATCCTGAGACGGAACATAAGAAAAACCTATTGCTTCAAGTATCGCCATAATTGCTTTTGCAATATTGTAATAATTGCCCTTTGAATAGATATCAAAGTCGTAATAAGTTACAAAGTTCTGCACCTGATCTTCCGCAGAAAATACTTCGCCGTTGTTTGTAGGTGTGAAGACTACATACGGTTCACCATGCCCCAAGTAATGTAAGTAATTAACAGGGATTTCAACATCATCAACACTGAATTCGTCGAAAGCCATTTGAATGATCTCGTTCATGCTTTAGTCCTCCGGCAAATATTTTTTCTGGACCGCTTCCATTGCCTTCGTGATTGCTCCTTTGTTGAAGGACTTGCGGAAAAATGGCTGCTTTGGAAAAGGCTCGCCACTTCTGCCGTATTCAAAGACGTTAGCGACCAAAGGTGCAGGAGTTCTTTCACCGTGTTCGTTTATGAAATATCCTGAGAAGCCAACTTTCATATTTACTCCGTCGTCTGAAGGAGTTTCGTATGCTTTAGTAGTTCCCAAGCAATTCATTATAGGGCTGCTTTTCATTCCTGCTGGTGCATTAGATTTGATACGTTCAAGAACTGTCTCAGCTCCTGCTTCCACCATTGCTTTCATCATTTCAGGTGTGTCACGGTTAAGTTTTTGCAGCTGGCTTATGATATCGTTAGGGATATCGAATTTTACTTTTGCCATTAGTGCGTCACTTCCTTTGCCTGAATTTCAAGCTCGACGTCAGCTTCGTTCACGTTATTGAGATATTCAATCGTATAGGTTTTACCCCTGAATTTTATTATCATATCCCTGTTGATCTGCGTTATAGGATAGCGAATCGTGAAGTTCGTGTAAGCCTTCTCAAAATCGCTATTAGCGGCTATGAGCGTAAAGCCCCTTGTAGTCTGTACTGCTGCATAAGTCGTTAATACAAGCGATTCTGACGCTGTCTGGAAGCCGTCGTCGTCTGTATCTACAGTCGTACTGTAAATTTCGATTTTCTTGTTGTATTTTCCAGCGTTAATCATAGCAGATTCACCGAGTGCATACCGAGTATCGTTTCTACTGTATTATTAAGGGATTTTTCTTCGGTATAAAGTGATCTATTGTCGTACATATCCTGAACAAGAATATATACTACAATTACAAAATCCTCATGCTCGTCTATACTGTCATTATTAAGCCCTGTATAACTGCGTATATAGGCTTTTGCGGCATCTATAGCCTGTGAGATAAACGTATTATCGGCGTCTGAAGGTTCTGCAATTCTGCAATATTCAACTATGTCTGAGACGGTCATTTCACTTACTTTCACGATTCGCACTTCCTTTCGTTATATTTTTCCTTGCTTTACTAAGAAGCAAGGATTCCGGCAGCCCTGAGAGAAGCGAGAAGGCTGTTCAGGGTTGTTCTCAGTGCAGCTGCATCTGCTCCGCTTGCTGCGTCTGCGACTGCTTCTGCCTGTTCAAAGCTGGCAGAGTCAAGTCCTTCTACGACTGCTCCGCTTTCGATTACAAGCTTGCCGCCGATGTGAGTAACGTCGCCGCCCTGCTCCGTATAATTCTTTGTGTTATAAGTGCTCATATTTTCACTCCTTTGAGATTGCTCAATGTGCAAAGGACATAAATGTCCTTAGCACAAAAAGCAATTATGTGTTATTATTCAGCCATTACCAGCTTGGCAATCTTCTGTTCGTTCTCTACCTTTGAATCGAACTCGAACCAGCCTACGATACCAACAGCGTGCTGTGTTGCGTACTTCTCACGAAGCACTTCGATGTTGATTTCCTCGGAGAACTTTGTTGCAAGTCCTGACATATCGCCGTAGTAAATAGCGACCTTGCCGTCCTCTGTGTAGTCAGGCATATTGTCTGACACATAGACAGGCTTGCCGAGAATGGAAGTGCCGAAAGGTGTTGAAATTTCATCGTTAAGAAGATATACACCGGTAGACGCTTTGAGCTTTCTCAGTGCTGTTCTTGTAGCAGGTGACATAATCCAGATTGCGCCGCTCTGGTAGTCGTCCTTGATCTTATCGTGAAGGTCGATAACCTCGTCTGCTGTGATCTTGTCTGCGGCTGCTGTTGTGATAGAGTTTGTAAGCCCTGAAAGTCCCTCGACTTTACCGACTGTACCGTTAAGAAGCTCGTTTTCGATAAATCTCTTGATAGCGTATGCCATTTCGTCTACTACGAAGCCCACAATGTCAAATGCGGCATTGTTGATAAGGGAACGAGAAATTTTCGAGAGCGCACCAGCAAGGAAGCCGGTAAGTGTGATCTTGTCGAAGTTGCCGTTTGAAGATTCAAGTTCCTCGAACTCGTCGTGATATGCAACCGTAATAACTGTATCGTCAGACGCAGGATAAAACGGAATGTCGAGATTTCCCTTCATATTGTACTTGCTGGACTTTTCCAGAATCGGGCAAATATCGTAAACCTTCTTGATGATCTTGTTTGCAATAGTTGTAGGAATTACAGCGCCGTTATTGGCAGGTACGAGATTAACATTGTCTCTCTGATTCAGTGCTGTTCCTCTGATGTAAGCTTCAAAAGCTCTTTCCTCTGCTGCTGCCTTCGCTGCTTCCTCGACTGATCTTTTCTTATCGTCGCCGCAAGCTCTCTCGCCCTCTGTAGGTGTTGCGTCAGGCTTTTCTTCGAGCGCTCTCATATCGTCGAACTCCTTTTCAAGTCCGAGTGCCTTCTTGATACGCATAACGTCGTCTCTGATCTCAGCCAGCTCCTGCATCTCGTCAGGTGTAAGCTCTCTTTTTTCGAGCTTTGCCTTATTGAGCATTTCGTCAGCCTTCTTCATAAGGTCGTTGACCTTCTCCACTAAGTCTTTTCTCATGATTAATTTTCTCCCTTCATTTCTGAGATAATTTTTTCAGCTTCTGAATAGTCCGGAGCTTTTTCTTCGGGCTGTTCACGCTGTTCTATTGTGCCTGTGATCTTTATTTCGTCAACGAATAAATCGCCGAAATAAATACGTTTTTCCTGCTGTCCTTCTGAATCTCTCACGTTAATGAGAGTGCCGTCATACGCAGGTGTTTTCTTGCGGTCGAGAATAGATATTTCGTAAAGGTCCATATCCTTTACGTCTCTTGTTCTCATGCCGTTTTCTGAGTGTTCGTCAACGTCTCTATCCTCGAATCCGAAGGAGAAGCCGACAAGGTTTCCTCGCCTTGCTTCCTGTACAGTTTCAGCGTCCTTGATTGTTGCACGAATCCTCAGTCCGATATTATCCTCTGAAAGCTCGACGTTACCGTCCTTTGTGCCGCCCAAGTCTCTTGACCAGTTGTGATTGTAAAGAAGTCTTACGTTATCGTTGCGCTGTAAAGCCCTCTGAAAAGCTCCTTTACAGATACGTTCAACGAACTCGCCTGTTCTGGAAGGAAGCGGCTTCGAGAGCCTTTCGACTGCGTTCACATAGCCTTCAATTTCAACGCTGTCCTCTTTGATTCTGATTTCCATTCATTCACCCCCTTTATGCGTCCGACGAATTACCGTCAGCTTTAAATTCCTGCTCCATAACGTGAGCTTCCAGCATTGACGTTGTCTTGTTCAAGTCGGTCTGCTGGTTGATGTTTGGCGTGTAGTATGTATGCGTATTAGTATCATATAAAACAGCTCCCAAGCCTACGTTTACAACGTCAAGTCCTTCTACATAGTTCAGGTTTTCTTCCTGCCTGATCTCGTTTATAGTTAGAAAGCCGGTTTCTTTGGCTGTTTTATATGCTTCGTAACGCTCTTTTATGCTGGCTTTGATGATCTCTTTTACATCAAAGCTGAAGAAATAGTCGTCTTTTTCCTTTTCAAGTAGCAAATCACGGTTCAAAGCCGTCTCAAATGCCTTCACAATCGGGTATATAGCTTCTTTGAAGGTTCTTTCAAAGTCTTCCGGATATATGTGAAAAATACCGTTTATTTCGTCCAAAAACGCCTTTTTGCTCTCATTTAGCTGCATTTCAACGCTTGTGTTGCTTGCTTCCTGAAATTCCAGTCCATTATTGAGGACAACGACGGCTTCTTCGTTGTTGCTGTATAGGTTCGCCCATGCTGTTTTCAGCGTGTCGATTTCATCCTGTCCGAGCTTCCTTTGAGACTTCAAAAAGCCCCTTTTATTGCCGCCCTTCTTTACCAATCCGAGCTGATACAGCAACGTCTGGTATGCAGTTTCAAGAGCTTTGGAGACTTCTACGGTAATACCTACGCCGGACGCTCCGTCCTTTGTATTTCTGAGTATCTTCAAAAATTCGTATGGCTCGTATCTTGCGCCCTCGACTTCAATTGAAAACTGCTTGAATATCGGATAATACATCTTCATTATTACGACGTATATATCCTGCACGTAGAAAATACCGGTAACGTCGTTCCTGCTCCGCTGAATGTAAGCGTAACCGCCTTTTCCCATGAGATAGTCTTCGACTATGGCTTTTTTCATCTGGAAGCCGTCAAGAGTATCTCCGGTATCGGTATTAAGGAGCTTGCACCGCCTGTCGTCCTTCTGCTCGACGACAGCTCCGTCCTCATACTTGTATAGCTTTACAGGCATACAAGCTATTGAGCCGGAAATAAAATCAACTGCTCCGCTTACCGCAGGTATTGTCATTGCTTTTTCTCTGGTGATTGTCTCGTTGTTCAGCAACGCCCTGAGAAGTAAATCGTCAGCTTCGACATTCTCGGTATCTCTTTTCTTTGATCTCTTCCAAAATGCCAAAATATCACTCCTTTACAAAACTTGAATCGTAAAGTCGCTGCCGAACATCACATCCTGCTGTAATAGATATACAGCGTTTATGAGTGATACGACCATATCGACTTTGCCGTTGGATTTCTTTTTCGTGACGTATAGATTTCTGTTCGTGTCGTAGGTGCAGCGTGCGTTCTGGAAGTTGATTTCGAGTAAAGGATTTTTTTCGTACTGAAATTCCCCACTCAGTATCTTTTCTTTCAGAAGCTTTGTCGGTGGGTGCAGGGTGCTTGAATGTTGACGAATCTCAACAAGGTTGTGACCTTCCTTTTCAAGCTTCTGCGCCGTGCTGAGTGCGTTCCAACGGTCGAAGCCTATAGCTTGTACCTTGACACCGTAACGTTCCTCTAACGATAAAATAAATGCTTCTACGTAGTTGTAGTCGATAACCTTATCGCCGCAAGCGTAGCACTTCTTTGTCGTCTCTATGATATTTCGATAATCGAGCTTTTCCGAGATCGTTTTTTCGTCGATTCTGCCTTCTGGAATGAAGGCGAACACATCTGCTATGATGTTATTATTTTCATCGGCTGTTACCATAGCGACTGAAGTATTATCGTTCGTTTCTGATAAGTCAAAGCCAACGTAAACGGTTCTATCCTTCCAGTCGATATGACTTGTACGGCACTTCTGGACTGCTGCTACGTCGATATACGTCTCTGTTCCAATGCCCTGATAGATTATATTACAATGCTTTGTTACGAAGTTCTCACGAGCTTTGTCAACTGCGATTGCGTATGCTCGCTTCTTTTTGAGTTCTTCCCATATCTCAGGGATTTCAAGTGCGGCTGGGTTTGACTGCTTCAGGATAAGATCGTCATTCATCCAGTCCTTTGTGTTATCTGGTTCGTATAATAGGCTGAAGACAGTTTCGTCCTTCTCGATTTTGTCGAGTACCTTCTTTGAGTACGACACATAGTCCTCAAATGGGTTGTCTATGGTCGGATATTTTGTGCTGATGATGAATCCGAGACGATTCTTCATGTTGATCTGACCGGAGCGCATTGCTTCTACAGGATAGTTAATCGGCAAAGCCCCGACTTCATCGGCACAGAATACGTTAGGCATACGAGAATCCATTCTCGATGTAGAATAGCTCAGAGGAATGAACTTCGACAGCAGCGGCTTAAATGATATATAATCACGAAGAATCTTGAATCGCTTTGTATTCTTGTATTCATATATCGCCGGTGATGATCTGAGCGTTTCGGATATTGCTTCCTGTATCTCCTTTGAAAGTGAACCGTCCGGAGCTACGGAATAGAATTTTGAGAACTGCGGCTCAGTCAAAAATGCTATTATGAAGATCGTTCCGACTGTATATGTTTTGAAGTTTTTACGGCAGATTTCCAGCAGGCAGGTTTCGTATTTCCTGCGCTTTGTATCGTTTCTATGGACCGTACAAAAGACTGCTATATATATAAACCATTGATAACCTGTTGAACAGTTGTACAGGCTTTCTCCGGCTTTCAAGCCCTTTGGCATATTGAGCAGTTTCAAGATGTTCTCGACCTGCTTCACCTTTGCTTCTGAGACGATATATTTTTTGTGCTTTCCTTCTGCTATTTTTAACCACTCTTTCATTTGCAGCTTGACATATTTCGGAGTGGTTTTTTTCCTGATGTTCTTTTTACAGTATTCGTAAGCCTTATTCACTTACCTCACCGCCGTTGAGTATCTTCAGCAACGGGTCTTCAGATTCGTTGTCTGAATCCTCAACGAATCCTCTAATAATCTTCATAAGAGTTGCGACGGTCTTGTTCGCAGAATCTGTTGTGCGGTTATATGCGTTTATAGCCGGGTTGTCGTAAAGGTTCTTACGTCCCTTGACGTATTCCTTTGTGACAAGTGTTCCGTTCTCCTTTAGGGCGATTTCAAGGTCGTTCAATATTTTGATCTGGACTTGATATCGCTTGAAGGTTGTAACGAAAAAGAAATTACCTTGTACGCCTGATTCCTCAGCAATACGCAGGATTTCTTCCGCTTGCTGGTTAAGGTTCATTTTTTCAGCCATTTTCTCACCCCTTCCGTTATATAAAGGCTGCGTCGTTTGGTGCTTCCTGTAAGCTCTGAATAAAATTATTCGAAGCTGTCAGCCTTGCCGCTGTCGCACAGTTCGTAAATGTCTGGACATTCTCCGGTAGGTTCGTACTGCGGTATTTCTACTTTGTGCGAATACTGGTTGCCGTCTCCGGTATCAATATCGTTGTCAAAGTCTATGTTGATTTCAAAATCGAACTGTGTCATATCAATTCCCTTGATTCGTTCCAGCTCCTTGTTCAGGATTTCAATATCGAATCCGGTATTCATCGTAAGCTGATTGTGAACGAGAATGTATGCACGTTTCTGATCTTCTGTCAAGCCTTCTATCCTGATACAGTCAACTTCTTTGAATCCCAAGTCTTTTATTGCCATAAGTCTGCCGTTACCTTCGATAACAACGTTGTTCTCGTCTATGGCAATAGGGTCGTTGAAGCCGAATTCAAGAATTGATGAACGAATTTGTTCAATCTGTCTTTCAGGGTGAAGCTTGGCGTTATCTTCGTAAGGTATGATCTCGTCAACCTTGATTTTTTCAATTTGCATTTGTTTATCCTCCGATTTTAAGCGTTTAGCGATAGGAGCGATTTAACGCCGTTTTAATGCGGCTGTATATTTTATAGAGTAATTATATTATGATATGATTTGAACAGCCTTGTGCGCTATTCTGGGCGGTCGTGAACGATTTCACAAGTGGTTTTCCAAAAAACCCATGTAAATTTGCAATTTTTGTAAATTTACGTGGGAGCGTTTGGTGGTAGG